ATCACCTAACGCATTTACTGTTTCCGCATAGTCAGTGAACCTTGGTCGTTGAATAATATAATCAACACAATTCACTGTTCCACTACTATCCGCTGTTACTGTCTTTGACGTCTGCACAGTACCAAGGGTTGTAACATCATTGTAGCTCAACTCAGTCGCTGTAGAGGTTACCCCGTCGAGAATATTAAGTTCAGCAGCAGTTGAAGTAACACCATCCATGATATTAAGTTCGGCTGCTGTAGACGTTACACCATCTAAGATATTTAGTTCAGCCGCCGTGCTTGTAACGCCGTCTACAATGTTAAGTTCAGCAGTCGTAGAGGTTACGCCATCTAAAAGATTTAATTCCGCAGCGGTAGTGGTAACGGCAGAAGCGCCAAGCGTAGTAAATTGTTTTTGAAGTACATCTTTAATCAACCTAAGATGGTCATCCCCTTGCGCTACAGAGTCGCTGGTAGTTGGATTTGTAGCCGTTAATTGGCTAATATATGTTGCGCTTTCTAATGCCATTCTTTTATCCTCACTTCATGTCTGCGCCAGCAGCGAATCCGTACCATATAGTTCCTGCATCCATAGTCATAAAGGTAAGAATATCTATGCCGGAAGATGTCAGAGATGGTGCGCTTCCACCGGCCCAATCCACTGCTCCGGGCCATGTTAATGTTGCACTCCCACCATTAGTAACTACCAATGTAAACGAACAAGAATTTCCAGTAGCAGATGGATTATCAAATGTTAATGTCTGATTTCCTGATAACGTATACGTCTGAACATTACCAAGAGTTAGGTCAACACTATGCGCTGCCATTGCTTGCTTTGTTTCAGCATAATCTGTAAACCTTGGTCTTCCGATAACCTCATCGGCACAAGCGATTCCACCACCTAATGTCATGTCGGCAGATGAATCAATTGAAATAGCAGTCGTAGTACCATGCGCTGTTCCTGCGCCGATTTCTAATGTGTCAGTACCGTCATCCAAGCCAATACGGAAATCAACTGCATTGCCATCAAATGCAAGCATAGTATCTTCTGTTCCTGCATCACCAATAGTTATCTTTGGTGTAGTTCCGGTAATAACTACATCACCATCAACAGTTAATACACTATCTGCCAAAGTCATCAGATCAGTATCGTCTGTATGACCTATCGTTGTTCCGTTGATTAGGACGTTATCAATGTCTAAAGAACCGCCACTAATCAGCCCTGTCGTTGTGATTGCAGATGCGCCGGTATCAATCGTGCCAAACCCTGATGTAATTGAACCAGAGTTTATTGCGCCAGTAGCAGTAATAGCACTATTAACATAAGTTGCTACGGTATCAACATTGGTCATTCTCATCGTGCCAGCATCATTAACCAATATGCCATCACCAGAAGCGACAGCAGTAGTACCTCTTGCAGTGCCACCATCTACTAGATTGATTTCTGCGGCTGTTGATGTTACGCCGTCCATGATGTTTAATTCAGCGGCAGTGCTTGTAACACCATCCATTATGTTGAGTTCGGCTGCGGTTGCTGTCACCAGCGTTCCACCAAGTTTCAATCCGTTAGATGTATCGTGAGAAGCAACATCAAAATCAATTGCCCCATCTGAGATAGTTACATCCCTGTCTTCATTGATGGATATTGAAGGAGTTGTTCCAACTGCTGAACCCAGCCCTATAATTAAATCATCAGTACCATCATCTAAACCAACATAGAAGTCTTGTGCATTGCCATTAAAGACAACCTTTTGATCCTCTGCGCCACCATCACCTACTGTTAGGTTTCCGCCAACTATAACATCGCTAATGTATCTACCAGTACCATTGACATCAAGAGCGTATGAAGGGCTGGTATCACCAATCCCTACACTTTGACCTTTCAGTGTTATAACATTACTTCCATCTAAAGCGAGGTCAGCCCTAGCAGAACCTGCATCGCATTTAATTTTTAAATTTGCAGAGTTGGAAACATTATTATCTATTTCAAGTACCAAATCTCCAGAAGAACCTTCAATCTCCAAGTCACTTGAAGTGCTGGTCGTTCCAATACCGACATTAGCGAAAGTCATCTTACTGGAAGCAATCGCTGCATCAGATGCTACATCTGCATTAGCAATCGTACCGTCAAGGATTGTTGTGGTAGTTACGGTATCCTTACCACCGCTTTGTGTTGATGCAAAATTATTTAACATTTTTATTTACCTCACGGGTATCCACTAGTGTTCATAACTCTGAGTTGTGAACCTGAATGACGATCTTTATTATCTTGGCTTTGTATGTCATCTATAGCTTGTTTAAATGCTGTTGCCCATAATTGAACCCTATTATCGTTCATAATGAAAGGCTCTGCTTCCAGCAATGTGCCATATAAGTACACATCTGGATTATTAGTCAGCATATCATTTGTGGTTGCTGCATCAGACAGGGCAGTAAATGTCTTATAATAAAGCATTGATGTAGTATAGACAGCATCTGGGTTTGGCCCCAGCCTTACATTGTCTGCTATGATTGTAAATACTTCAGGTTTCCCCTGTGCGCTTCCTGCCCATATTCTCGTCATCATTTCTGGCGTAATATAGGCCAGTGGCGTTAATGGGTCAGTCGTCAGGTGAAATTCCCTCATCTGCACAAAACCTGTGGGTAAGGAATATTCTCTTGTTCCAGCAGCAGTAGAGATCGCCGTGGATACAGTTTCCATATCCCTGGTACGAAGAATCCGATTAAATCGAGCCTCCGCCAGAACAATGAATTCTGGTATCCTATCTGTCAGATCGCTTCTGTCTAACCAGTTAGCCGCAGCAGTCTTTAGCTGTGCGAAAGTACCGATTGCCATTAGACGTGAACAAGCCTCATACTTACGTTAGAACTACCTACTCTCTGGTGGTGCATATACTGAGATACGCCAGAACCAGAAAACTTAGGCACGTTAATGAATGTAAGTCCAGCAGCAAGTTTCAGATCATTTGCTGTACTGACAGAGGCACTTGAAGAAGAGGAGAAGTTGAAATAAATCTCGCCATCTGTATGTACACCTACTATTTTTGCGGATGTAACATTCGTGGCTGCAGCAGAAGCACCTACTGTTATGACACTCTGCACATCCCACCTGTTAAAACTACCGTCATCGCTTCGTCTATACATGATTTATACCTTAAATGTTTGTGGGTGCTACTTTGAAATACTTATTATCAGGATCGTTAAGATAACGAGCAAGCAATTTAGAGTCCTTTTCAATTGCTCCATTCGTATCCTTCATCCACTGTTCCCATATATTAAATGGAACAGAAGCTGCATGATGCCACTCTCCGCGCTTGCCCATAGAAAGTTTATCACCATATTCATTATACTTCCTCTTATTTTCTTTTACAATAGGCTCTGCATCCTGCACGGTATTGATTGTAAACGTATCATCAGCCTCATCAACGTGCAAGTCGGTCCTTCGATAACCCGAATAATCGAGAACTGTTCTTTTAGACATAGCCTATATCTCCTACTTTGGGCGCGCCATCTGCTGGATCATTATCAATATATGCTTTCTTTAACCAACCTATTGCATCAGTAGGTTCCTTGGGTCCAGCTTTAGCCTTTGGTGCTTTGCCCTTCAGCATTCTATCAGCAGCTTTTTCAAGTTCCTTGTCTGTATTTTTCATTTACGCTCCGTTCTGACTTAATACGATCCTGTCAGTTAAAGTAAAGTTTCCAGATACACTTATACGTTCCTCGTCTACCCAGAATGGATGAACCATATGATCCAGGGTAGCAGGAAACATCAGTATCAGACCATTCTCCGGGGTAACATTCCACATGCTTACACTTAATGGGCTTATGGATTCCCCGTACTTGAATACTATATGACCAGCATCCTGAACATTAGACTTGGCCTGCTTCTCGAATATCTTCTCTGGAACATCCAGGTAGACAACAAAAGAAACTATACCATGATGCTGATGTGGTGGGTTGTGGTCATATATTTTCTGGTAGTTTATCCAGAGAGTATCCAGATTAACTTCCAAATCCTCCTTACCCGGTGCGAAATTTACACGACCACCATCATAATGGTAAACCATGAAATCAAACCACTGGAACAGGATTTTCAGTAACTCAGGAAAGACCTCTACAATATACTCATTACTGTAATTATAGGAACCACCGAAATACATATTACCGGCTAGTTTTTTATTGTACTCATGGTCCTTATTCCTGATCCTTTTCCCTTCTTTAAGAAGAGACTTCCTCAATTCCTCAGAAACAAAGTTCTGATAAATGCACGGACCAAATGGAAATATTA